GAATCACTTGGCCTGCTGCCTCACTGGGTTGTCGAGTACAATATCTTGGGTGGTAAAGACCTTGTGCAATACATGACAGAACGCTATGGCTTTGGTCAGTTGTATAAGTTTGGAGGTACAGTCACAGAGGATGGCCTGTATCAGAGTCCACACGAAGATGACGAAGACCTAGAGTATGTGGGCAAGATGCAGACAAAGCATGGCACTGTGTACTTCTATCCATATGCAATCACTGCGCTGCCGACTGACGATGGCTACTTTGTCACGAGGATGGACTGACATGGACGAGGAGATGTTATTCGACCATGACTGGGATGACAAGCACATCATAGACATTGAGTGGGACAATCCCAACCATGAAGCTGAAACAGAAATGCTTATCAAGTGGGGGTTATATCAGCCCCCAAGAAAGGAGAGAGACGATGGAACTTGACATGAGTGAAGCAATGGACAAGCAGACAGCCAACGCTATTGTAGATGGAATACGCGACGACTTGATTGATATGGGATATGGTGATATCCTAGATTTTCAGTGGCAACTGATTGTAACCTTCACAGATGAGGATGATGATGCGTAATACCTGGAACATGATTATGGATTGGCGTTACAATCCCTTGTCCCACATACCGGACATGAACACACGGCATATGATAATGCAAGTGCTGGCGTGGATGTGGTGTATTATCTTTAGCATGTGGCTTGGCAGTATTGTTGCCTTTGGTATCAGTGCCATTGCCCATGTCCTGTTGATTGCTGGCATCTTCATCACGGCAGGTGTGTTTGAAACAGCCAAGCGTAGGCCACAGTATTTTGGTGGGCTTGGCAGAGGCAATGGAGGTGAGCATGAGTAAGCTATGGGACAAAGCTGTGGAATATTTCCTCACGCACGATGACATTGAGATATTCCTGCTTGCGTGTTGTTGGGCCTTCTTGGGCTGGATGATGTTCCACGCCTTCAACGGAATCATGGAAAGGATATACTGCTAATGAAAGACATACGAGTAGAATTGACAGACGAGACAGAAGCTGGTCTGCAAAAACAGGTTGACTTATACTTCAGGGGGTGGCATCCTCTTGGGTATGGGACGAGGCTGGTTCGTCCAGTCAAGTACGACGAAGAACGGCACCGTTGGGTGGCCGTGATTACCCGACAGACATCTTGTGATTGAAAGGAGACTAGATATGAGTGAGACAAAGAATGAGTGGGAACTGAAGCGTGAAGCAGCAACCGAATGCTGGAAGGCTATGACGCCTACGCAGCAGGAAGCTATGCTAACTATGCTCAAAGCATGGGTGCCGATTCGCAGTCGCGTCAGTGAGTTAATCTCGCTGGACTACGATGACCTACGCGCAGTCGATAACGCATGGTGGAACCTACGCCACGCCCTTGTCGATAAGCATGTTGAAATCAAAGAATGGGATATGTAGAGATGGATATCATCATCGCATTCTTTGGACTCATCCTGATGATTGCAGTGTTTGGGTTCTAGCCATGAAAACATTCAGGGACTTGTCTGACGACTACAAAACATCGTTGGAATACAGAGAGTTGCGCCATGAAACTAAAGTGCAATATGATTATCATATCACGATACTGGTGCAGCATTTTGGCAGGACATCTCTCAGTTTGATTGCACCATTGTATGCGAAGAAGGCATACGACACATGGTGCGAGAGAGGTGTGTCATTCGCAAACCATCTGATGTCAGTAGCCAGGATTATTTTTAATCATGGTGTGAGGATGGAGTACGTCAGCACAAATCCCTTTGACAAGGTGAAGAAAAGGAATACACAATCTCGTAAGGTTGTCTGGACTTCAGAAGATGTTCAACAGTTTTTGTCTGTCGCATATAGCGACTTTAATACAAGGAACATAGGACTGATTGCACAGATGGCCTACGAGTGGTGTCAGCGTCTAGGTGACATGCGACTCTTGACATGGGATGCTATACATTTTGATAAGATGACTGTGCATATTGAGCAGTCAAAGCGTAGGGCAGAAGTTTTCCTACCAATATCAGAAGAGTTGTGCGACATGTTGAAGCAGCAACAGGAGGACTTTGGCTTTCAAGAGTATGTGGCACCTAGACCCTACCCTATCGACGGCGTGTACAAACCCTATAGCATGTATAAGCTACCGAAACATGCTAGGAAGGTGATGGACGATGCTGGTTTGTCCAGTGAGTTGCAGCTTCGTGACCTGCGTAGAACAGGAACAACTGAAATGGTTGACGCAGGTGTGAGTATAGGACAAATCATGTCGGTTACAGGACACGCTAACCCACAATCGGTCAAGCCATACATGAAGCACACATACGACAGTGCAAATTATGCCTTGACAAAGCGTCGGAATCATGGTAGTTAAACATTAGATGCGGCAAAGGAAGGATACATAATATGATAGTAACATTAAATGATGTACTAAATGATTATGATGTCAGGTATGGTGAAACTATTCGTACGAATTGTCCATACTGTAAGGGCTACAATACTTTCTCTGTAACCAACATGGGTGGCAGCATCGTATGGAATTGTTATAAGGCATCATGTAAAGCTAGTGGTGCGAAGGGTGTCATGTGGTCGATAGAAGATATCGAACTGATGCGCCAGGAAAAGAAGGAAGAGGATTTTGTGCTACCAGAATACATCGTCCCTTGCAATCAATTTGTAGGAGACTGGGCAGACAGCTACGAGTTGGATGCCATTGAGTTGGGATTGATGTATGATGTGCGCGAAGAACGCGCTGTGTTTCTGGTGAGGCACGATAACAAGATTGTTGACGCCACAGGTAGGGCGTTGACAAGGCGACAGCCAAAGTGGAAGAGGTATGGGTCTAGCAGTCTCCCCTATATCTGTGGCACTGGTTCTGTCGCTGTCGTGGTGGAGGACTGTGTTAGTGCTGCTGTTGTTGGCAATGTCAAAAGTTTTGTAGGGGTGGCGTTGCTTGGCACGAGTTTACAACAAACTCACAAACAGTATCTGGCACAG